TGACGCCAAGATCGTACGTCGGTCCGAACGGTCCCTGAATGGCAGACCGGATGGCTTCCAGTAGCTGTGTCCCGAACACATTGGAACCGCCGATCTGTTCGTTTTCCAGTGCCGAGAGGTCGACGTGGATAGGGTCCGTTGGATTTTGGAAGACGCTGACCAGGACCGGGTCGAAGAATTCCAGTACCAGGATCTGCGTCTGCTGATTGGGACTCGGAGAGAGCGTGACCTTAACCTGTGCGTCGGCGGCCTGGGGGACGCGCACCACGTACAGGCCGCCCCCATCATTGAATCCTGGGGACGAAGTGTTGACGTCGAGATAGGTCTGTCCGGTCGAGATGCCATCGATGCGGTACCCCGTCGGGTTGCCATTCCCGCCGGTGTAGCTCGCCAGGATGCCGATGGCGAGTGCCCCCGGATCGAGAGTCAGCGTTTTCTCGACGGCGTTCGTCCCGGCCGGGGCGGTGACGGTCCCCAGCAGCTTGGTCGGCTGCTGGGTTGTCAGCTGGGTCCCGGCGGCGTTGACCACGGGGACGTTCCCTTGCACGGTCCCGATGTCCACGGTCCCCGCGGCGATGTCGATGGTGCCCCCGCTGACCTCCGTGACCGTCGAGTTCGACAATGCCGCTGTCAGCGGGAGATCGGACCCGTCGGAGGTCGTGGATTGCAGCCCCCAGATTGTGCCGGTGACCGGAGTGCCCGGCGTGGCCCCGGTAATGACGATCTGCAACTGCTCATTCGGAGCGCAGTAGATCGGCCCCAGCGCGACCATGGGGCCGGCCCCCGGCAGCAGGAACCCGTAGTTCCGGTAGACGGCCCAGAACGGGGTTCCCTTCGCCTGTCCCGAGACGGTCAGCAGGGTGGCCCAGGTACTCGACGGGATGACCGTGACGGTCAGGTTCCCGTTCGCGTCGGTCTCGCCGGACCATGCCCGGCTGTACGGGATGGCCATCTACAGCCAGTTCAGAGCCTCAGGATGGTCCGGAACCGCGAGAACCCGGAGGTTCACTCGCAACCCCATGGGAATCGCCCCTGACCCTTGGACCACGACGTAGACCATCTGGCGCGAGAGCGCGATGAGGCTCCGCCCGGGGAACGCAACCGAGGTCGGGATGGGCAAGTCAACGACGTCGCAGTCCCCCCAGTTGGGCTGAACGGCGTCTGGCCGCCCCCCGATGAAGACCCCGGCCGCCACATTGGCAATCGGGGTCGAGACGTCTCCCGACAAAAGAGTCAGCCCCCGAACCTCCCACACCTGGCCGTCGGGGGGAGCCCCGACGGCCACGAGTGCGGGAAGGCTAGGAGTTTCGCCAAACGCTGAAATTCGACGGTATTGGATGGATGGCCGTCGCAGCAAGTCGGTGACCGACTTGACTGCGGCATCGAGGTCGGCCTTCGTGACCAACTCGACCTCGGCCCCGGCCTTGAGTTCAATCCTTCTCACAGTGCTATTCTACCAGCGTGGATCACGACGAACCAAATACTGCCGACCAACTCGCGGAAGTTATCTCGCGACTAGAAAGCATCGAGTCAAAGCTCGACAAAGTGCTAGCTGTCATCGATGTAACCACGAAGAATCCGCTAGTTAAGCGATTCCTGGGAGTTGGATGATGGCCGACCAAGAATCTCTCGCCGCTGACCCGCTTCCCGAGGAAGAGGAAGTCGAGGCCGAAGCCGATGAGGCCGAGGTCGAGCCAGAAGTCGAAGATGCCGCCCCCGCGCCGGCCCCGAAGGCCGCCCCGGCGCGTCGAGAGCGTCGAGAACGGGCGGCCCCGAGTGCCGTGAGACTGGCGCCGGAGGATCTCTCCGCACTCGCCGACCTTGTCGTGTCCCGCTTCCCGAAGCCTGAGCCCCCGAAGGATGACAACGATGCCCGAACTCGACGCCGACCAAGTGCCCGAGAGCGGTTCGCTCGATTCTGGTTCGGTTCCTAGCCGGCCCGCCCCGGGCGGATGGACGTGTTCCGAGTGCGGCCATGAGGCAAAGTCCGAGCAGGGGCTCAAGGTTCACTGGACCCGCAAGCACAAGGGGTTGCCCTTCCCGAGCTTCGTCGAGCCCCCGCCGGCTCCCACGATCCGGCTCAGTCCGCCCCCGGCCCCGGAACTCACCAAGCAGGAAATCGAGGATCTCCGTCGGGATCTGACCGACAGCATTCGGACGCTCAGCGGCTTTGTCTTCCTGGTCGGCGCTCACGTCACCGCGCTGACCATCGAGAACCGTGCCGAGAGGATCTCGAACCTCGCTATCGCCTACGCCACGAAGAATCCCGCCGCGGTCAAGGCCATCCGGACGTTCACAGCGGCGATGGCAGCCTCTGAGCCGGCCACCATCGTCATGGACATCGCAACGGCCTTCGCCGTCGACCTCGGGGTTCTCCGCCCCGATCGCGAGATCCACGTCGGCCCCATCCGTGCCCCGGGCATCGTGCTCATGCAGGCCGTGGCCACGGAGGTCAACCAGCTGGCCCAGCTGCAGGCTCAGGCTCAGGCTCAGGCCGCCCAGACCGCCCAGGCCGCGCAACAGGCCGCGGAAGTGGCATGACAAGGGGCCGCCCCGATGCCTGAGCGAATCACGCTCCCGCGCCGTATCCCGTGGCGGCAGCATCGAGCATGGCTCGACCAACACTGGCATGCTGGCCAGCACGTGAGCATCGTGGCCGCGACTGGGGGCGGGAAGTCGTACCTCATCCGCCATGGCCTGCTCCCGCTGTGGCGCCAGTACCGAACCCTGCTCATCGACGTGAAGGGGGACGATGCCACCTACGCCGGCTACGGGGTCCCGGTCACTCGCATCCCTGAGGCCGAGCTGAGCCGGGAGGGTCCCCGGCCGGCCGGACAGGGAGAGCGTCTCTACCGGCTCATCGTGCCGGAGTTCGAGTACCAACCCGGCCGGCCGGATCGCGTCGGCCTTCGGAAAGCGCAGGAAGTGGCCGGGCGCGCCATCGACCAGGCATACAAGTCCGGCCTATGGGTGGTCGTGTTGGACGAAGCCCGGGCGGTCGTGGATTCCCCCCAGAGCTTCGGCCTGGGGCTCCGCGGCCTGGTCGAGAACATCTGGCAACGGGGCCGGTCCCGCGGGGTCACGCTCATCGCGGCCACCCAACAGCCGCTGTGGATGCCGTCGAGCTTCTACACGCAACCCTCGCTGATCTACCTCTCCCGCATGCTCGAACCGCCCACCGAACACTTCCGCGAGGTCGGCGGAAACTCGCGAGTCATCCGCGAAGTGGTGACCAGGCTAGAGCGATATGAGTTCCTGGTCATCGAGCGAGACTCCGGGCGGATGGCCATCGTGCGCGTCGGCCGGTAGCCTGACTACGTCAAGGCTCTCGCAAACCGGCTCAGAACTCGATGCATCCTCTCGATGGATTCCGGGTTTAGGTTCCCTTCCTCATCCCGGTCAGCAAGGCATTCTTCCAGACCACGGCGGAGTACGAGTGCGGTAACTCGGTCAAGGATGCCCCTGAGGATGAGGATCTGGTGAATTTGACGCTCACAACTCTCACCCTCTTCGACGAACTCTTGGAGAACCCGAACTTGACCCTCAAGGGTTTCGAGCCGGCGACTCAAGCTCGGAAGGCCGGTCTCGGACGGGCGCGGGGACGGGGTCGACGATCGCTTTACCTTCGCCATAATGGCAATGGTAGTACGCGCGAGTACCGGCGCGCGATAGACTCCTGACCGTGGGTCACATCCATACAACCGCAACCCATGGACTCTGGGTCCTCAGCGTGGTTCTGGTGGCGACTTGGGCCGCGCGGACGTTCATCGGGAACCATCCCGACAACCCCTTTGCCCAGGGTCTGAGCTACTACTTCTGAGGAGGCTCGTATGCCCGGTCCTTCCCTGTTGACGGCGAATCCGGCTCTTCAGACGGTCAACCGGGCGCCGCAATCGACCATCAAGCCGGTCACTCCGGGCGCGCCGTTCAACCGGCTCTCGCGGAAGTGCCAGACCCAAGGGTTCCTGGTGACCGGGTACGCCTTCGGGTCCCAGATCACTCAGCAACTCCCCGCGGCCCCCGGCTTCGTGCGCGCGCTCTCCATGACCGTCACCGCGAGCGGGTCCGCCGGGACGCCGACCTACCAGGCTGACGCGCCGTTCAGCGTGATCTCGAACGTCCAACTCAAGGACGTCAACGGGACCGTCATCATCCAACTCGACGGCTACAGCCTCTACCTGGTCAACCTCTTCTCCGGGCAGTGCGGCGAGGGGTCCAGCCACAGCCCGACCTCCCGGCCGAGCTACTCGGCCCCGTCCGCGGCCGGGAACTTCAGCTTCCGGCTTCTGGTGCCGTTCGAACTGAACCGGACCGGCTACTGCAGTCTGCCGGCCGCGAACCAGAACACGCCGATGCAGCTGGTCATCAACATCGCATCGAGCAACCAGGTTTACAACACGGCCCCCACGACCCTGCCGACCATCTCGGTGCAAATCAACCAGCTGTTCTGGTCGATGGTTCAGAACGACATGACCATCGCTCCGCCGGACCCCGGCGCGTCCCATCAATGGACGATGGGGAGCGGGGGCCAGAACCCGACCACGGGCGCCAACCTGAAGGTGCAGTCCCCGCCACTGGGGAGCTGGCTCACGACCCTGATCTGCGTGCTGCGCGACAGCACGGCGAACCCCGGCCCCCGGCGTGTAGGTGCCTGGCCGGCGACTGACCTCAGCCTGTGGATCGATACCGTCCCGGTCTACTCCGGCGAGCTGTACAGCGAGCGCCAGGACAAGATCTGGAACGCGTTCAAGGTTCTGCTCGGGGTTGATGGCACTCAGCCGCTGCAGGCCGGGGCCGACCTCACCAACGGGGTCGTGGTCTACAGCTGGCGCGACAGCGTGGCGGATGAGGTTCTGTCGGCCGACACCTTCGACGAACTCTTGCAGACCACGCCTTCGACGAGACTGGAAGTCGGAGGGACCTTCGGGACGATCACAAACGCGCCGGGCACGGTGCAGTTCATCCAAGGGATGCTGTACCCGGCGGCCGCTGGGCTCCCGTACACCCACCTGCAGCAGTGAGGTAGGCCATGGGGCTGGGAGCAACCGCGGGGGCCGCGCGAGCGGCAGCAGCGGTGTACGGCGTAGGTGTGGTCGAGAACAAGCCGGGGGTAGGTCCCACGGGTCAGCCATTGATCCGTGGGTTCCCCGGCGTCCCGTCGCTCACGTCCGGGTTCGGCTCTGCCGAGTTTTGGACGTGGGTCATCTTCGTCGCGGCGTTGAGCTACATGCTTGGCGTCCATTGGCTGTTTGGCCGCGTTCGCGCGGCGATCTAGGAGGCAAACGATGCACGTGCTGAAGAGCGGGCACTTCTGGGGCGGCGTCGTGGTCGGCGCGGTCGTGGCCTATTGGGTTCTGCCCCGGGTCATGGCGGCGACTGCTGGCCGAGGGTAGGAGTGCTGGTAGGCGCGGCGATTTGGCTCATCCTGCTGGGGTACACCGCGTTTTGGGCGGGATGGCGGAATTGGGGTGTGAGCTACCAGGCTCAGCCCGATGGGTCCATCCACGCGACGGGCACGGTGTATTCGTTCTGGGACGCGCTGACGTGTGGGCCGGGGGAGAACGCTCAGGCCGCCGGCAGTGTGCCGGCCCAGCCCAGCACGGTGTCAGTGTCCGTCCCGGGGCCGGCGGGGCCGGTCACCGCGCGCGTGGCAACCGACTGTACCGTTCGGCCGGGGGACACGAAGATTCCCGTCCCGGGCGGCTATCTCATCTGGCGCCCGAATGGGTCCGGGGTCCTTGGTCAGCTGAACGGGTCCCTGATCGGACCCTGCCAGGGGTAGACGATGGACACGGCGCAGGCCAGGAAGTGGATACTCGCGCTCTGGGCGGCTTCGGTGGCGTTCGCGACCATCCGGGAGAACCTGTCCGGCCGGGGCCGGCCCTTCCCGCGCCCGTGCGTGTTGGTCCGCATCACTGCCGCCCAGACCGTGTTCGCCATCGCCGCCGAGTTGCTCCCGCGCCCGGTCGTGTTGGTCGACCTCGGGATTACGGTGGGGGCGTTCCTGGCCCCGGCCACCCAAGGGGGGCAATCGCCGATTGGCGTGCTGAACCAAGCCATGAGCAAGCTCAACGGACTCACCGGAGGTAGCTGACGTGGGAGACAAGATCCTGGGAGTCGTGTCCCTGGCCATCATCGGCGCCATCCTCGGGAATGCGCTGATTCACTACCAGGGGACCTCCGCGCTCATCAACGGGCTCACTCAATTCGCAACGGCCACCTATAAGGCCGCAGCCGGGGCATACAGCGGATGAGGTTCGGGCGCAAGCGCGACTGCGACTGCGGCGGCCGGGGCGGAGTCTCTCCGTTCGCGGCTGCAGCCGGGGCCGGCCGGCTCCCGGGCGGACTCATCGGGGTCCGCACGGTCGTGGGCCGACAGACCGCCGAAGGGGTGCAAGGGAAGCCGGTTCTCCGCCCGGGATGGACCTACCAGTACCAGCGGCGGGAGAAGATCTTGCATGCCCCAACGGTCCCGCCACCCATCCCGTACAGCCTCATGCACCCGGTCTTCATCGGTCCGGGGAGCGGCGTTCAGGGATACGTCAACACGGGGCCGTCGAGCTACTTCAACGGGCGCACCACGGCGAACTCGGTGGGTACGACCGGCGGCAGGCTCACGCCGATGGCGAAGTCGTGGCCGTATTTCTTCAGCGATGCATGGCGGCGACTCATCCCGCCGACCTACAACCGGACCTCGGCCCAGGCCGTACAAGGGATGGGTGGGCCGCCGGCCTACGGGGCCGTGCTGAACGTCCCGTATCCGAACCGTATCCCGACCATCCTGCAGCCTAGGGGGAGTGCCTGATGCCGAACGGCGAATCCCATGAGTCTCCGGCCCCGGCGGGGAACATCCTGACCAGGAAAATCGGCCCCTTCCCGGTGTGGGTCTATGCCGCCGTGGCGGCCGGGGCGGTGACGGTCGTGTTGCTCTACCGACGGGGACAGCCGGCGGCCATGGCGCCGGCGCCGGCATCGAGTGACCTCAGCGGGCAGCTGCAGTACCCGCCGACGGTCGTGGTCACGCCGTCGAGCGTGGCGAACGTCCCGGCCGCGAGTGACACCGGGACCGCAACCGGAACCGGGACCGCACCCGCCCAGGCCGGGAACGCGACCACGCGCCAATCTGGCCCCGGCGGGGTCTGGGACCAAACCTACGGGGGCATCTCCGTCCGCCAGTCTCCGGACCCGAACTCGCAAGTGATCGGGTTCATCCCATTCGGGTCCACCTTCCAAGTGGGGAGCCCGGTGCAAGGGGGACAGGCCGCGCTCTACTGGTGGGACCCGGTTCGACAAGTCACGACCAAGACGTGGTACCCGGTCGAGGGTGGCGGTCCGAAGGGGTACGTCTCTTCGCTCGACGTTGTGCTGCAGAACCTCGCCGGGCTGGGCGGGGCCGGGGCAACGGCGGTCCTACAGCACTTCGCGCCGTTCGTGCCGACGCAGTACGCGCAGACCGGGATGGGCGGCCTGAGTGAACTGGCGCGGCGGACCGGAGTCCCGCTCACGCGCCTGCAGGCTGGGAACTACCATCTCCGGGGACGCAACGGCTACGGCCCCGGGGTGGCGAGGATCGCTTGATGGTCACGAACCGCACACTGCTCATCGTCTCCCTGATGGTGGCCGGGTTCGCCATCGTGGTCGCCATCGATGACATCCTCCGCCGGCGTCGGCGGACTCACGAACCGGAAGTGGTCGGAGAGGATGCCGATGGAGACGAAGGCTGAGCCGGAGGTCGAGTTCGCGCGTCGGGTCCGATCGCTCATCCTCCGCGGCCGAGTGATGCAGATGCAGGATGAGCTTCGGGCTGAGGCTGAGCGGCGGAAGATGTCGCCGTGGACGCTCGCGCGCGAGGTTGCGGACATCGCCAGGGAGCAGGGATGGATCTAGGCTGGAAGCTCGATGCCGCCGGCGTCGGCCTGTTCATGGTCGCCGCAGCCGAGAGCTTCAACGTGTTCAGCGCCATGAACTCATCGCCGTGGACCGCAGAGAACTTCGGAGCGGACCCGGCGAAGGCTGAATCCTGCCGTCGCTACGTGCTGATCGCCGTGGTCGCGAACTCCGGTCTCGGCCTGGGCGCAAGCCTGCTGGCGAAGTCGTGGTGGCCGTTGGTAGGCACGATCTCCGTGAGCGCGTTCATGTGGATCGTCTACGACCGCGCGCTGAAGCGCGGCCTTGCAGCGGGGTCGTACGGATGGACACGGCAATAAGCAGCTGGGAATGGATTCTGTGGCTGGTGGCCTTCCTGCTCGCGCTCATGGTGGCAAGCCATAGCCGATGAACAGGGTGAGCGTGTTCCTGGGAAGCGACACGTCGGGGACCCTGGTCGCGTTGAGCCTCATCGCGGCCGCCGTCATCCTGCATGTCATGGGCCGGCCGGCCGAAGTGTTCGACCAGGCCATCCCGATCATCGTGGCGCTCTACATGGGCGGGCGCGCGGGCGCGGGCGCGGGCGCGGGCACGGTGACTCCGTCGGCCCCCAAGGGGGAAGGGACCCCGTGACCGCGCAGGGAGACGCACGGCGCCCGTGGTGGGTGGATTTGATCCTCGGGGCCGTCGGGGTGGGGCTGGTCGTGTGGGCAGATCCCGACCTCGGGACGGCACTCCGCGTTCGCATCAAACAGGAACTCGCGGCGTGGAGGTACCGCCGCTGGTACGCGGACTACCGCCGTTGGCCGGCGTGGCTCAGGGAAGCCTATGAGGTTCGCCACGGGCGGCCTGAGAAGCCCGGGGGGCTAGGATGAGCCGTGGCCTTCCCAGGGTCTTCCTCGCCGTGCCAGACGCTCTCCATCTCGCAGCTGGCCCAGCTGGCCAGGAACGCCGGGTTCTCCGGCGCCGGGCTGGTCGAGATCGTCGCTCACGCCTTGGTCGAGAGCGGGGGCAACACGTGCGCCTACAACGCCGGGTCCGGGGCGGCCGGCGTGTTGCAGTTCATCCCATCGACCGCGCGCGGCATCGGGCTCTCTGACCCCTATGACCCACAGGCCAGTTTCAACGCCGCGTACAAGCTGAGCCGGCAGGGGACCGACTTCAGCGATTGGACGCCGTACGAGCCGTCCACCGCGCTCGCCGCGGCCATGCAGCGAGTCGAGCAGGCCATCGGGGGCGGGAACACGGCGCCCGCCGGCGCGCCGGCGGCCGCTGACGGCTTGCGTCCCGGGGGGCCGGGATGTCCGGTCTCGGTCGATCCCTGGGGGCTGGGACAGGCCATCTGTGACGCCGGCGGGGGGCTGGTCTCTCTCGGGCGCGCGACGGGGACGCGCCTGGGCGCCGGCGCGCAAATGGGACTGGGGTTGGTTCTGCTGGTGGCCGGGATTGCGGTCGTGGCCGTGATCGCGGGTCAGACGCCATCCGGCCGACGAATGCTATCGGCGGGGCGGGAAGTCGGCCGCGCCATCCTGGGCACGGTCACCTTCGGAGCGCTGTGATGGCGGGGTGTCAGGGAGCCCGGGACCTCGGCTACCCCTACGGGAAGGCCGCCGGCGACACGCCGGGGGTAGGTGGGGACCCCTACCCGTTCGGGGAGTGCACGTGGTTCATCTGGCGCTACTACCGAGACCAAGGGGTCTCCCTCCCCGGCGGCCTGGGAGACGCTCACGAATGGCTCGATGCCGCCCGCAAGCTGGGGTGGGGCACCTATGACCGCCCCCAGGGGAACACGGTGGCGGTCTGGGGGACGGGGGACTACCCGCCCTTCGGTCACGTCGCCGTCGTGACGTCCGTGGCCGCCGACGGGACCTTCGTGGTCCGGGAAGCGAACTTCTGCTACAGCGTTCAAACCAACCCCGGGCGGGTCGATGAGCGCACGGTTGCGGCCGGGGACCCGCAACCGATGGGGTTCGCGCTTCCGGCCGGCGCCGGCCTGGGGGCGGGGGCGGCGACCAACTCCGTGCCGGACTTGCTGGCCCCGCTGGCGGGAGTCTCGAACGCCATCCGTTGGGTGGGGCTCGAGGCAGAGGCCGCCGCGCTCACGGCGGCCGCGAAGATGACCGCCGGGGGGCAGATGGCCATGGGCGGGCTGGTCATGGGCGCCGGGGCTGGCCTGTTCGTGCTGGGAGCCCGTGGGGTCACGCCGTCCGGGGCCGTGCGGAGGGTCCGCCGACGCGCCCGCCGGGCAGTGCCCGCCATCCGCCAGCAGTTCCCGGAGAGCGTCCCGCAACCGGAGATCCTCCCGCCCGCCAGCCCCGCTGGGGTCCGGCCGGGGCGGACGGCGCGGGTCCCCGCAGCCCGGCTCACCCGGACCCTCCCGCCGGCCCCTTGACAGGGGCGGAGACCTACTAGACCACTAGGGGGGTGGCGTGCTAGGATTCCGGCCGGGTGTGCTGGCGGCCTGGTCACCCCACGATCAAGCCCCTGCCTACAGCCAGCACTCCCCATCCATGCCGCACGGAGGAAGGGGGTGTGCGGCCCCCTTCCTCCCCTTTCGGCCCCGCCGAAGTAGCTGTCCGACCTCCGGGCTGTCGCGTCGAGAATAGCGATGAGCCTAGCGACTGACTGGGTAGGGACCCGCTCCGTTCGAATTGGGGACCCCGGGGACCGCCCTAGCGACTGCCTTCTAAGCAGTAGGTCGGGGGTTCGAATCCCTCGCGGGGCACCAGCCTTCGGCATTCGCTAAGCCTGAACTTGGGCCGGGCTTTCCTCTAGGAATCCTCTAGGGGTCCGCCGCTGTCCCGACAGAAACTCAGTCAGTCGCTCCGCCTAGCGGCCCAGTGCTAGCATGTCGCTATGGACACGGACGTTCTGTCCCCACTGGAAGAGCTGGCCAGGGACTTCCTGGCCCACTGCCGGGCGCGCCGGCTCAGCCCCAAGACCATCGAGCTGGTCTACCGCCCGCGCCTGGAACGCCTGTTCCTGCCGTGGTGCCGGCAGCACGGCATCGAGCGGCCGGAGCAAGTCACCCAACGGGTTCTCGACCGGTTCGGGGCCGACCTCGCCGCGCGCAAGCTCGCGCCCGCGAGCTTGGAAAGCTACGGGAGGTCGATCAACGCGTTCCTCCGTTGGGCGCGCCGGGAGGGTGAGAAGATCTCCGGGTCCCTCCCGCAACCGCAACTGCCGAAGCGAATCGTCCCGACGCTGACGCCGGCCGAGTACGCGGCCATGCTGCGGGTTGCGGGACCTCGGGACCGACTGTTGCTCCGTATCCTGTGGCACACCGGCGCCCGGGCGGGGGAGATCGCCTACGACCCCGGGACCGACGGCGGCCTGAAGGTCGGGGACCTCATCGAGGATGGCCGGACATCGTGGCTACTGCTCCGGCGCAAGGGGCGGGAACGCAAGGTCCCGCTCCCCACGGACGTCGCGCGGGACCTCCGCCGCTACATCCGGACCCGGCCGGACGTCCCCTTCGATTGGGTCTTCATCTCCGAACGGCGGGGGCGGAACGGAGACTGGCTCCCCCTTGGGGTCAGCGGCCTAGAGCAGATGTTGCGCCTGACTGCCCGCCGCGCCGGCATCGAGCGGAGGGTCTGGCCACACCTGTTCCGCCATTCGTTCGTGACCAGGATGCTGGCCCGGGGAGTTGACAGCACGGTGCTTCGCCGGGTTCTCGGGCACAGCAGCACGCGCATGATCGATGCCGTGTACCTGCACCCCAGTGACGCCGACATCGCCAGGATCTTGGACGCAGTCTCGGACACCGGCGGGTAGTTGCAACCCGGGGTCGACCCGGATACACTAGGCGCAAGGCCGGGGACCGACAGGCCCCCGGCCCAGTTCAAGTAGGAGTTTCGTCAGTGAGAGCTGAAGCCTACGTCACGGATTCTATGACTAATACCCCCAATTCCGTCAACCGAACCGCTGTTCGGGGGGCGGCGGTTGCGTCTCCCGCGCTCGCCGATGAGTTGGCGCTGAGGCCAGGGGACCTCGAAGCCAAGGCCAAGTCCATCGGCATCAATCCCACCACGCTCCGGCGCGCCATCGCCGGAGAGCGGGTCCGGCTCTCTTCGCTCCGGCGCATCGGCCGCTGGCTGCGCGAGAACCCGCCGGACCCTGACTTGCTGGCGGTCATAGGGCGGATCGTCCGATAGGGGCGGTCCGTGAGCGCGTCATTGCTCCCGGGCGCGGGGGGGGCTCTGTGCCTTGCCTGCGCGAGGGTCCCGCTGACATCCCATGGAGGCGCAACGTGAACGCCGGATCGAAGCAGCGTTCTAGGACGTCTGATGCTCCCCCGCCCCCCGAAGAGACGGCGAAGCTTGTCGATCCCGGGGCCGAAGCCGCCATCCTCGGCGGCATCCTCTTGAAGCCATCCCTGATCGAACCCGTCCGGGAGGTACTCCGGTCGGAAGACTTCCATCGCGAGACCCACGCCGCGATCTTTCGAGCCATCCTCTCCGCTCACGGGCGCGGGGTCCCGATCGATCAGCTGACCGTGGCGGCCGAGTTGGAAGCGGCCGGCATCCTCTATCAGATCGGTGGCCATGCGCGGCTTGCTGAGCTTCAGGAACCCGAGATCGTCCCGGTTGCGGAGCATGCCACCTACTACGCGCGCCGGGTTGCGGCCTTGGCTAGGCGCCGGCGCGAGATCGCTGAGTTGCAAGCAAAGGCCGCGGAGCTGCTGACTGAGCCGCTCGACCCGGAAGTCGCGGGTCCCCCGCCCGGCGTGCTGTTGACCGAGGTCGTGCCCGAGAAGGTCAACTGGCTCTGGGAGGGCCGCGTCCCCTTGGGCAAGCTGACCATCGTCGATGGCGATCCCGGGCTAGGCAAGTCGCTCATGCTGACCGACTTGGCCGCCCGGGTCACGCGCAGCCGCGAGATGCCCGACGGGAGTCCGGGGTTGGGCCGGCCGGCCGGGGTTGTGATCTTGACCGCTGAGGATGGCCTCGCGGACACGGTGGCTCCCCGGTTGCTGGCCGCCGGCGGAGACCCGAATCGCGTGAGAGCCTTGACTACCCTCGGGGTTGGGGAGACGGAGCATGAGCCCGTGCTACCGGACGATCTCGGGGCCGTCGAGCAGGCCATCCGGGACGTTGACGCCAAGCTGGTGATTATCGACCCGCTGATGGCCTACCTCGGTCCCGACGTCAACTCCCACAACGATCAGGACGTTCGGCGGGTCATGCGCCAGCTGTCCCGTTTGGCGGAGCGGACCGGGGCCGCGATCGTCATCGTCCGCCACTTGAACAAGTCCGCCGGCATCTCAGCCATCCACCGTGGGGGCGGGAGCATCGGGATCATCGGGGCCGCCCGCTCCGGGCTTCTGGTGGGGAAGGACAAGGATGATCCGGACGGGCGCCGGCGCATTCTGGCCTCGGTCAAGTCGAACCTGACCGAGGAACCCGAGTCACTCGGCTACCAGATCATCTCCGTCCCGGTCCGGACGGGGGCCGACTCCGTCATCCCTGCGGTCCCGGTAGTCGATTGGCTGGGACCCATCGAGGCTACCGCCGATGCGCTGGTAGGGGTCGATGACGGACGGGAACCCAAGACCGTCAGGGACGCCACCAAGGACGCCTTGGCGTCCCTGCTCGCCAATGGCGAGATGGAGGCCGACGAAGTCCGGCGGACCCTGCGGGAGACCGTCGGGGCTTCTGATCGGACGATCGATCGCGCCAAGGCCGAGCTTGGGGTCCGGTCGAGGTCGCGGGTTCGGGACGGGCGGAGGCGGTCCTACTGGTTCCTGCCCGGACACGACGCCGCGACGGACACCGCCAAGGACGCCAACTACGCCAACTACGCCAACCACGCCACGGCCCATGAGCCGGACCCTCTTCGCCAGGTTGGCGGCGTTGGCGATGTTGGCGTTGTTGGCGTAGTTGGCGTAGTAGCCGCCCCCGAGGGTGGCGTCCCTGTCCCGCCGGATGGGCGCAAGGGTGGCGGACGGCCCCCGTGCCCCGGGTGTGGGAAGCCGGCCGCGCCCGCTGTCCCGGATGGATGGTTCTGCCCCGGCTGCTGTCGCCGTTGGGGGCAGTCTGGCGGCAGGGAGCCGGCCCCGGCCGAAGACGTCTGTGTGGGATGCGGGGAGCCGCTCTCCGGCAGCCCCGCCGTCCGGAACGATGCCGGGGACTGGTGCGCGGCCTGTGAGGCCGATGGGCGCGCGTTCCGCTGGTACGGGGGCTCTGAGCCGCTGAGAGAGGCCGTTCGAAAGGGGCGGGTCATCCGCCCGCGCCCGCGCAAGGACCGCTATGGCAATGAGCTTGCGGTCTTCTGAAGTCGAGACCGGAATCCGGAGGGACGCCGTCGCGTTCCTCCGGTCCCTGCGAGAGGCCGGCTACTCCATCCGCATCGGCCCCGATGCCGACCTCCGCCCCGGAGAACTGACCATCTACCGCCCCGGGTTCCCCGGGCTGTACGACCTCGGTTGCTCACCGGAGGTCAGAGAGGCTCTCCGCGCCATCCTGCGGCCCCGCCGATGCCCGGGCTGTGGGGGCCGCGCCTACGTCTGGGGGGCGGGGGACCCGCCCCATCGGCAGTGCTGGAAGTGTGGAAGGTCCATCGCCCCATGAGGATCGTCAACCTGACCGGGTTCCCCGTCAGCGTGAAGACCGAGGATGGCCAGCTGCTGACCCTCCCGGCGGAACCGGCCCCCGCCCGGGTCGAGGAAGGGTACGTGCACATCGGCTACCTGACCGTCGATTGCATCGGAGAGGCCGTGCGCTACCCGTGCCGCGCACGAAAGGTCCCGATCTGGGAGACGCGATACGGACCGGTCGAAGGTCTCCCTGAGCCGGAACCCGACGTCGCCTACGTTCTGCCGCCCTACGTCGCTGAGGCTCTGCGGGGCCGGCCGGACATCTTCATCCCGGCCGAAGCGATCGAGTCCGAATACGGGTCCGTGATCGGCTATCGCGGCCTGGAACGGCTCTGAGCTAGGCAACGGTCCCGGGCATCGTCACCCGGGAACCCTTTCGCCATCGTGTGCAGTGAGTTGGCTGGGGCGGGAGGATTCGAACCTCCGACTCCGGGGTCAGAGCCCGGCGCCTTACCCCTTGGCCACACCCCAATGGCTGGGGGAGAAGGATTCGAACCCTCGATTCCGGGTTCAAAGCCCGGCGTCTTACCGCTTGACCATCCCCCAGGGTCCGTCACTGATCTTGGGGGCCGTCAAGCTCAACCGGGCGGTGCAAGTGGTGCCCGACCTCGGACCACGTCCCCGCCCGATGGTAGCCGATGCGCTGACCGCCCCGAAGCGGGTCGAACAGGTAGAGATCTCCCGTCCGACCGTCCAAGCGCCAGTGCGCCCAGAACGGGTAGCTCGCCACCAGTACGCCGCGGTACCAGACTTCCACGGGTCCCTGTCGCTCCGATGCCTGCCAGACGATCTCGCCGGGCTCCCACTGGAAAACCTCGGCATTGAGCAAGTCGCGTAGCTTGCTGCTAAGCCGCGGCATGGCGCGACTCACGCACGGCCGCCCACAGGAAGCCGCTTCCGGTCAGTGCCGCCACGGCGCAGATGGCGCCATGAGGCCAGTCATGCTGCGAGAACGCAACCCCGGCGGTCACCGCGTAGAGGCACAGGGTCACGCTCAGCAATCCAAAGGCCAGCTTCATCGATCAGACCTCCGCGTTCGTCGCTTCGTGCCCGGGCGCGATCCCTTCTCTCTCTCCGGAGCATCTGGCTTGACGGACTGGGGCCGCTTCCGCCAGACGATGGCGAGGATTCGCGCTGTCATCGCTTCGTCCGTCGGGTCCGCCGGCGCCGGATGGTGCCGTGTTCGATGCCATGCAGCAACCGAACCTGCCGCTCCGCCCGCGCCTTCGTGGTGCGCTTCGCCTTGACCTCACCCGTGGCCGTGTTGACAACTCGATAGCCGCCGGCGACTTTCCGAATGGCGTACGGCATCGTCATGCCCCCTTGAGTGCGGACTCGATGCGCGTGATGGCGTCGTGAGCTTCCTGCAATGCCTGTGCCTGGGCAGCGGTCAGCCCCCCGCCCGCCGGCACGGCGTCGAGCTTGGCCTTGACGGCCTGAACCAGCGCCACCAGATCGTTCGGTCCCGCCGCGGGGACCTTGTTCCCCACGCTCGCAGGATCGATCCCGACGGCCTGAGCGATGCGTGCGAGGGTGATCGGGGTCCATCCCTGCGGGACGTCCCCGCCCGTCGGAGTGCCCCAGTTCTGGGAGTTCCAGATCTGCCCGGTCCGATCGTTGATCGCCTGAACCAGGCTCAGGATCTCATCGAGCTGTGCCACGGGTAGGAAAACCTCCTCGCTGAAGACCGACGCATCGTAGCGCGTCCCGTTGACCACCATGAGGTTCGTCCATTGGACCCCTTGGAACCCAGCTGGCGGGGCCGCGGGTTCCGAGTAGGTCCAATTCGCGAGACAGCGCCAGTCCCAATCGAGCCCCCCGTAGACCCTGTGGTCGGCCGCGGGGCCGTACATCCCGGGAGAGCCCCCCCGCCGGCGCACGGCGGAGATCCAATCGGCCACCCATGAGACCGGCGGCTCACTGCCGGGCTCTAAGTCCAACTCGATGGGACCGGTCCCGTCCCACCAGCCCCACAGACCGTCCGCCGGCGGTGGCATCTCTCCCGGCACCACGATGGGCAGGAAGACCAGCCCGGCCGCGCGCAGAGCCTCGACGTGGGCCGGCGACCACGTCGAGCGACCGGAGACGGCGAGATCCACCACGTAGCCGGCGGCCCCGTCGTAGCCGATCTGCCGGACGTCTGCCACCAACTGAGCCGGGGCCGGAGCAGTGAAGATGTCCAAGATCCTCATTGCTGGCTCCATGTGATCGTGCCGCGCGCGTTGACGTTCCCATTCGACCGGAAGACCAGACCGTTCCCCACGGACAGCGGGCGGCCCTTGAAGTCGATGGGCGGGGGCGCAACCGTGAACAGGCTCAGTTCTCCGATGACGATGTTCCCGGACGATGGCCCGTCGTAGAAGACCAACTCCCACTGACTGGTCGCGTCCCAGACCAGGTTGATGGTGTGAACGTAGATCCTCTTCCCGGCGACACCGGCGATCATGGTGTAGTCGGTATTCGCCGCGAACGCTTGATGGACAGCCATTGAAGTCGTAGGAGCCTGCCACGGCGCGGGGGCGGCGTGAGCAAGGCTGACGCCAAGATCGTACGTCGGTCCGAACGGTCCCTGAATGGCAGACCGGATGGCTTCCA